AGGAGTCGTACCACCCGACACTAAGTTTTTTTGAAATAATTTTTTTTCAATTTCCCTCGCATGAATGCGCGCGAGAGCGATTTTTAGTTCGATCTCAACTCCTGTTCCCTCGCCCCACCGCATGAATGCACGCGATGGCGATATTTGATGAACTTGAGCAGAGGGGAGTGAGAAGAACCACCTTTACAAAACTCCCCCCTGCTAAAATTCACCATACTGTCAATATTTCATCATCCCGATATTGCCTTGCAAAACTTCACAAACTCAGGATAGACTGATTCACAAAGCCAATCATTGTAAGAGTCAGCAAGATCATCATCAAGAACTTGGGGGCAAGCTTTCATGTGTTCAACCCCCAGCCATTCACTATTCCTTGCCTCAAACTCATCAAAGAGATTGTTTAGCCTTGTTTCTGCTTCCAAATCTTTTTTGAATGTTTTACCAAGTATATTATTTAAAAGCGCATGTTTTGTTTCGTTATTCATTTTGCATAGTGTTATGAATTAGTTTTGTGCTTTCCTATCAAAACGCTCTCCAGTTTCCTTCTGAGCGTTTAAAATCTCTTTCTGGTACTTGGCTAGCCAGAAGACTTTTTGTAGCGTTGTAAGGTTGCTAGGTGGTTTCATTGTAAAGGGTTTTTAAATAGGTAAGTAAGTAAGGAATTAAAATAGCTCGAGAGATAGCTCACGATACATCTGAGAGACTTTCTCTGCTTGAAGAAGAACAGAGGCGTTTATTGCCTGTTGCTCATTGTCGAGTTCCTTATTGTAGAACTCATTGCCGGAAACGGTTTCTCGTACTGTCATTTGAAAGGTGGTTAGAAATAATGACAAAATCATCATAGAGGAACTTGAAACGAAAGTCAACTCTTTCTTGTACCTTTTTCACTAGAACAAGCTATAACAAGGAAAGAATAGATAGTAATGTAATAGATAATATGGTATTATACTATCCTGTTCTTTATTGTTATGAATATGGGTTTGCTTTTTAAATAAATAAAGATTATACTATCGAAGGCGAACACGGAGCAAAAGAAATGTGTGTAAAAAAAACTTGAACATCAATAAGAAGGAACAGAAAAAGGTAAAGAAAGTTGAAGGGAATAAGAGGGAAGGGAAGGAGGAAAGAGTAAGAAAGGGTAAAGAATAAGAAAACATAGTTTGTTAGTATGTGTCAATGGAATAAATAGAACTCATAAAAAACAATAATATGATAAAAGAAAGAAAAGAAGAGAAAGAAGAAAAGATTGTAAAACCTCCAAAACCTTCTGATTTAAGATCTCAAAAGGAAAGGAAACGTGATTTACTACTTGCTTTGAAGGAAACACTAGGTGTTATTACTCCTGCCCTAACCATGGCTAATGTTAGCCGTACAAGGTTTTATGAATGGGTCAAGGAAGATGAGGTATTCAATAAAGAGGTGAAAGCGTTTTCAGAAGTGGCGCTAGATTTTGCTGAATCACAGTTACACAAAAACATTAAAGAGGGTAAAGAGACAAGCACCATCTTCTACCTCAAGTGCAAGGGTAAGAAGCGAGGCTACCTAGAACGTGAGGTAATCGACCCCACTGCCCTTGTAGGAGCTTTAAATCTCTTTGCTATGGGTCACAAGCTCATACAGGAGGGAGAAGAGCAGGAGAGGACTCACGTGAAGCAATTACATACAATAGCACCCCCACCCCCTCCCCCCCAGTAAGTATAAGGGACAACCTCTGAAACAAATGTAACTAAAATAAGGTATTTGCCAAATAACTAATAATATATAATAATAACTAACATGAATAACTTCTTGATTGGTGACGGAGTCAAAGAATCTGATAAAGATATTTTTTTTGGAGGAGGTGAGTTGGAGGAAAAATTTGTTAGACTTGGAGATAAAGCAACTTGGGCTGACATAGCTGTTGAGATGGGCATCTTTGTGAGTAAGACACAGGCGAGGAAGAATGGGTATGGTGGGGAAATAGTTGATGGGTGGACTGACACAGAAACAGAGAATCCGATAAGGAGGAAGAGGACTGGGATTGGGAAATTAAATAAGCGTGTTTGTATTCTAAAAATATTATAAATAACTAACATGAATAACTTACTTACTGATCCCGAAAAAATTAGAAAAAAAATTATGAGTTTGGATGACTCTGTTATTGCTTGTGAATATACTCCTGCTGAAAAGGAAAATAATTTTATATTTATTTTTAGGAGAAAAAATGATAAAAGGTATGGACTCTCGTTTGATATTAGTAATAAGCATGTTGTAGAAAATATTTTGTATAATTTGAAAAATGAAAAAAATGAAAAAATTAAGTAAATATGATAAAATTATCAAAAAATAATATGACTGATATAAAAAAGCAACAGAAGGAGGCGAAGGAATTTTTATTGGCGTGTAGAGATCCCTTCTTTTTTATTAAGGAGATGTGGGGGATTGAGATGCAGCCATGCTATCCTGAATATGAAGAGGTGTTGAAGGATACTGAGCCTGAGCAATGGAAGGCGGAATGGTTTGGGGAGGAATATGAGACAGATAAGTGGAAATGGTTTGATTTTAGGCGAGGGCAACATATAACGTGGCAACAGGGGGCTATTATAGAAGGAGTGCGGAGAGTTGTGGAAGATTATGAGGGATGTCAAAATAAGTTGGCTGTGAAGACGGGGAATGGGATTGGGAAGACGTGTTGTAATGCGTGGCTCATCCTGTGGTTCTTGTTTTGCTTTCCTGATTCGCAACTGCCATGTACTGCTCCTACTGCGTCCCAGATGAATGATGTTTTGTGGAAGGAGGTTGGTATTTGGTTGAACAAGATGCCAAAGGCGTATGCTGAGATATTTGAATTGACGAGTAGTTATGTGAGAATAAAGAGTTCGCCGGATACTTGGTTTGCGAGGGCGAGGACATCGAGAAAGGAAAGACCCGAAGCCTTTTCTGGGGTGCATGCTGATTATATTATGGCTGTTGCTGATGAGGCGAGTGGGGTTCATGATATTATCTTTGAATATGGAAAGGGGATCGCAACCGCACCATTTTGGATCTTTTTGATGTTTTCAAATCCGACTCGGTTGGTTGGACATTTTCGTGATGCGTTTAAGGAGACTTCTAACTGGAGACAGTACACGTTTACGTCTATTCAGTCCCCAGTTGTTCCAGATGGATTTATCACGGAGAAGAAGATAGATAGTGGGCATGATTCTGATGATTATAGGATATTTGTTCTTGGTGAATTTCCGAGGGAGGATGGTTTAGATGCTGGTGGGTATGTTCCTGTATTTACTGAGGAAGATATAAAGAATGCACAGGTGGTTGATTCTAGCCCGCCTCTAAGTATTTTGGGTATAGATCCATCAGGAGAGGGGAAAGATAAGAGTGCTTTTGTTGGGCGAAGTGCGTTTGTTTCTAAGATCATCGGAGAGGAGGCTATATCTACGCCAAAGAGTGTTGCAGCTCGTGGTTGTACGCTTATGTCTCTCTATAATATCCAGCCGATGAAAACAGTAATTGATAATTTTGGTTCAGGGGCAAATGTTGGGATGGAGATGAGGAAGGCTGGGTTCACAACCTATCCGCTGAATGTTGGTACAAAGAGTATGGATGATAAGTTTTTGAATGTTCGTGCGGAGCTTGTGTGGAGAGCAAGAGAATGGCTGAAGAACGGAGGACAACTCACGGAAGATAGTCGATGGGAAGAACTCTTGGGGATAAGATATAGGTATAATGAATCCGGTAGACTACAGATCATGTCAAAAGATAAGATGCGAAAGGATGGTATAAGTTCCCCAGACTTCGCTGACGCTTGGTTTCTTACATTTGCTGTAACAGAAACTCAGTATAAAGATGAGCAAGGAACAAATGAAAATCCATTCTCAGTTTATGATTAATTTTTCTATTTGCTTATTTCGTGATATAATGATTCAGAATAATTTATTTTAAAAGACAAAAATGACAAACTATAAAGACCTAGAAAGTAATTTCGACCTCCCAGAAGAGGAATATAAGGATTTGCTTGGACAGTGTGTATCGGAAATTAGTATTTCGGAAACCTTTATGCTTCCTAAGTGGAATATTTGGCGCAAAAGGGTTAAATTGATGAATAATCAGACGAAAAACGATGAAGATGTTGGAGATCCGCTTGCCTTTCCACAATTTCAGGCTTTGCTTGCTGGCTTAACGAGTGATGAATTGAATGTAAAGTTCGTTCCGAGAGAAGAGGGGGATCTTATATTATCAGAAAACTTGAATCCACTCTATGAATATGACTCTGCGGTGATGAATAAGCCGCTTATAGACTACCAAATGTCATGGAATGCTATGTTTTTTGGTCGTGCACTTTGTTATATGTTTGAATTTGATCGAAAAACAATGACTCCAATGCCAGAGGTGGTGAATATGATGACATTTTATCGAGATCCTAATGCAAAGAGTGTAAATGGTGATAGTCAAGGGAGAAATGCTATGCGTTTTGGAGGAAGATCAATTTTATTGACGCAACAACAGCTTAATGCCTCAAGGGAATACAAGAATACAGCAGACTTGGGTACTGGATCAGATACGGCACTCACCGATGCGGAGAGGGAGGTAAAAGAAGCACAAGGATTAACAGACACAGAGGCACAAGTTACAGGAGAAAATGCTCAAAAGACAGTTATGGAATGGCTTACATGGCACAAGGGGAAGAGAGTTGTAGTAGGATTGGGGAATGGGAACTCATTGATTGTTCGATATACGGAGCTAAAAGATCAGGACGAGTGGGGAATAAAGGAAAAAACTATCTATCCAGACTCTTTGAGTTGGGATGGAGTAAGTGTTATGGATTTATTGGAAGATAAACAACGGGCAAGAGCAGTATTGATAAATGCGGCTCTATTTAATGTAGATACAAACGTACATCAGATGTATATGTACGATATTAACCGAGTAAACTCAGCATCTGATCTAAACTTTGCCTTCAATAAGCACGTTGGGGTGCAGGGTGATCCGACCGGAGCTGTAGTGCCAATACAAAGGACACAAGTTGGAAATGATGTGAAATATATGCTCGATCTCCTAAAAGAGGAGGCAGAGCGGGCTACTGGAGTCTCTGATGCGAGACAAGGGGTGCAAAGAGGAGGAAAACGGACAGCAACAGAGGTAGCTACCGTAAGTGAGGGGTCAGAAAACCGATTTTCTCTTGGTGCAAAGGTTTTTGGATGGAGTGAGAAGGAATTTGCTCGATATTGGTACAAAATGTACAAAATGCACTTTACAAAGGGGATCGGGAAGAAGGTATTGCGAATAAACGGACTAAACGGGCTAAGTTGGCGACCTTTGGGGCGAGAGGACATTATAATGAATGTTGACCCAGATGTGCAGGTAAATAGTGTTATTGTCACAGAAGCGAAGCGATTACGGGCTTTGCAGGACTTTAATGTTGCATTTCCTATATTATCGACCGATCCAAATGTGAATCTTCCATTTTTGATGAAAAGAAGTGCAGAACTGAATGGATATAAGCAAAGTGACATAGATCAGTTGTTTGAACCATCACCAGATCAGCTCATACAAAGAGGTGAAAACCTTGAAATCAATAAAGGGAAGTATGTTAAGATTAGTGAGAATGATGATGATAGGGTTCACTTGGTAGAAGTGCAACGTGCAACGGCTGGAAAGGCAAAGGATGCTCATATTAAGGCGCACATGAATCAGATAATGGTAAAAGCAAAGAATACTAATATACAAGGTGAGGTAGACGAGATCACAGCAAGGCAGGACGAGGCAAAGGCACTCAGACCACCACCAGAACTCGGAGATCAGAACCTAGATATTCCTAAAACATTGCAAACAGCATGAACAAAAAAGGGAAAGCATTTGTAAGAAAATATAAAAACAGGTATTTGAATCCTGGTAAGAACGGCGTGTCTGATGAGGTTCAAGAAATGATGATGCGTGTTGGACGTGAATGTAAATTTTTTGAGGCAGAGGGGGAAGATGATATAAAGATGATTGCGACTGCGTGTTTGATGGAACAAAAAATGGCGATGGTGGCACAAGCCTCTGACCTGGAAGAGTGGATAAAAAATAATCCAGTGATTATTAAAAGGCGTTCATGGTTTAGTAATATATTTTCATTTTTTAAAAAACTTTCTTTGTCATGATAAAGATCCCCAACCTGAAGAAGGAACACCTAAAAGAAGTCCTAGAAATCAAAGGGATGGAAGGGTGGCGTATTATTGTGCAATCATTAGAGTATTCTATAAAGACAATGAACGTAGAACTTGCTAACTGGAAGTTTGAATATGATGATGAGGCTAGAATCAAACCAATTTCTCTGAAAAAGTTTGAAGAACTCCAAAAAGAAGCGTTGCTTCTAAAAGAGTTTTTGAGTTTTTTAGATAATTGTGATAAAATGACATCCGATGGGGTAAAGTCACTTGACCCCTACGAAAAATAGATCTTTTAAATCCCATTAACCGCGACCTGAAGACCTTTTTCCGTCTTTACTTTAAACTTCGCGGTTTTTTTGAGTAAAGGTGGAAATGGGTTTTCAACTCCGCGTCTTGCTTAGTAGTCAGGACGTGAGCAGGGGTCGTTCCCTGGATATTTCTTAACCACTATCAAAATGACAGACGAATCTACCACTCCCCCCCAATCACCTGAGGAAATACAGGCGACTAACGAAGCTAAGGCGACTCAAGAAACCAAAGAAGTCGAAGAAGCTAAAAAAGCTGAATCTGATAAGAATCAGGCAGAAGCTCTCAAAAGATTGACGAAAGAAAAAGAAGAGCTTCGAGAAAAATTTGCCAGCGACCCGAATAACGAATTAATTCGTGTAGCAGTGAAACAAGAGCGTGAAAAAGAAAAAGAGGTATCAAAATTCTTTATTGAATTTCCTGAGCTTGCAGAACATCGAGAGGAAGTTGAAAAACGCCTCGAAGACCCAAGCAGGGCAAAAATACCGATTGACGAAGTCATACGCGGAACGATTCCCACTAGAGAGTGGCTAAAGGTTGGCGCGAAGCTAGAATCACTTGCAGCAGAGGACGCTGAAAAAGCAAAAATGGGTGGAAGTGCAACAAAAACTAAAGAACCTAAGACAGAAGAAGAGAAAAAGGAGAAATCCTATTTAGACTCACTTCCAAAAGGATTCAAACCCAAAAATATTTCTTAATTTAATTTAAAATGAGTTTTAAACTAAAAGACGGTGAACAAGTGCGACTCACGACCGTTAATATTGCTTCGTCAACCGTTATTCCAGCAGGAGACTTTGCTGGTATGACAGCAGGGTTGGCAGTAGATGCAGTGGCGGCTACGACAGATATCGCATGGTGTCCAAAGGGATCAGCAGACGGGGAAACGACCTGTGAGCTGACTATTGGAACTGACTTTACCCTTGTCGGAACAAGTGACGCTGTGTTTGCAGTGACATATAAGGGTACAGAGGTTGATTTGACTAATGCACAACTTATTGACGTAGGAGCGTCTTCAACAGATGTTCTAAAGGTTGGTATTTCTACAACAGCAGGTACGGTTGACGCTACTACTGAGGTTGAAGTGCGAATCAATAAACCTTTGTTTTAATATTTCCTAACAAAACAACAAAATGGCAGATTTCAGATTGAAAGATGGCGAGCGAGTACGAACAGTATTTGCCACCATCGCAACAGCAGTAGTTGTTGAGGGAGGGGATCTTGTTGAACTGGATACTGGGCTTATCGTAAAAGGTACAGACACAGGAGCCGCTTTAGCATGGGCACCACACGGGTCGCCAGACGGGGACACCGAAATTGAAGTAACAATCGGAAACGACTTTACTTTGATAGGAACAGGAGAAGCTGTGTTCGCAGTAGATCAAAAAAATGATCTTGTCGATCTTGTGATTGACGGGACTACGCAGCTTATCGACAACGATACAACCTCAACAGAGGTGCTTCAAATTGGTATTGGAAGCAACGCAGGTGTTGTTGGATCAGCATCAGAAATAGAAGTTCGTATTAACAAACCTTTATTTTAATATTTCTTAACAAAATAATAACATGGCTATATCAGCCGATTTCACGGTACAAGAAGTCAAAGGGATTAAAAAATCCTTTGATAATGGTTCTCAGTATGCTCTTGAGCAACTAATGGAACTCCCAGTGTTTAACATTGAGTCATCAGACGAATGGTCAGAGATCTTCACATCCACAGAAGGTCTTGGGGGAACACAAGAACTTGCGGAACAGGAGACACCTCCTACAAACGCTCTGGAAGACGGATATTCTATTACCCTTACTACAAAACGATGGGGTAATGCTATCGTAGTCTCAGAGACAGCAATGGAAAAAATGGATGACACAAGTACAAAGGTACAAACATTCCTCGAAAGAGAACGTAATCGAGTGCTTCGTAGTGTTAAATACAAATTTATCACTGAATTGCACAAATTCTTTAACTACGCTTTTGCGACAACTTACTTTGCAGCTCCAGATGCAGTTGAACTATGTGGTAGCCATTCGTGGAACACAGACGGATCAACGGCTTGGGACAACTCTGCTACAGCCTCGCTAGACACAACTGCTGTAGATACAGCAATGGAGTTTGCAGGAGCATTCCTCGATGGTGAAGATGAGCCTATGCCTCAAAGTTACAATGTAATTGTTGTAAAGAAAGGAAGTGCGGCAGAACGACAAGCACGAAAATTGTTTGCCGAAGGTATTTCACCAACAGCGATTGGAGACATCAACCTTTATGAAGGAGAATTTACGATTCTTTCAACTCCTTATATTACATCAGCAAATGCAGCCTACTGGTTTATGATGGATACAAATATTCAGGAGAGTCCTTTATACGCAGGAATTAAGAAATTCCCATCAATGAACGAGCCTATTGTTCAAAACAACCAAGCAGTGCGTTCTAACGTTACTGGATTCTGGAAACAAGGAATCAACAATATGCCTTCAAACGTATATGGGTCAGACGGAACTACTTAAAAATAAACTGTTAGGGCGAGATTCCCTAGCTACTGGGAGGGCGTAATTCCCTCCCTCATTTCTTAATAAAATAACAAAATGGCAACAAAATACGATTACTGGGTATCAAACGGAGGTGGAACACCACTACAAGTTATTGATACAAATGGAAACATAGCAGGACTAGGGGCATCTGGATCAACTTATTATTGTGACGGAAACTCTGGATCTGATTCTGCTGATGGTTTGAGCTGGTCAACAGCCTTCAAGACGCTGGCAGTAGCTTTTGCAGCAAGTCACGCAGACATTGCAAGCGGAAGCGACCGACGGGCAAGACGAAATAGGCTTTATATAGCTGGAGACAGTTTTATAGAAGATCTTATTATCTTCCCTCAAAAAACAGACGTTATCGGTGTAGGTTCAATGAATGGATTCTCACAGCCTTGTATCGAAGGAAACCACGCACCAGTAAATGCTGGAGTTGGATGTAGGTTCTTTAATATTGGGTTTGAGCCAACAACAGCAGCAGATATTTTCACACTAACCAACGTTTGTTGGGGAGCAGAATTTATTGGTTGTGAATTTAGGGCTTATGGTTCAACGTCAACACTGACGGCTACTGGTGGTATTAAAACTACTGGTACTACTGCATTAAAAGTGAAGGGATGTACTTTCACTGGTTCTTTTGCGAATGAATATATCGACATCGCAGCAGGTGCTGTAGATGGTATGGAAATTACAGGGAATACAATGTCTGGTAGTGCAGATAACGGTATTATGGTTTCTGGAACAGGAACTATAAGCACTGGACGAAGAGGTGTGATTGCGAACAACATGATTCAATGTGCTGATATCTTTATTGATGTTAATACAACAAGCGTGTTTAACGTAATGAATAACACTTGTATTAGTGGAGAGGCACTTGGTGCTTCATCCTACGTTATCGACCTTACATTCGCTTGTAACAACGTAGTAACAGGAAACGATGTTAGTGCAACTATTCCAGTTGGATCATCATCTTAATACATAATTAATTTAATAATTTAATAAAATGACAGACCTTACACAACAAATCGTAAATGATCTTGGAGAGCCGTCTACTTATCAAGCCAAAGTCAAAAAGACTAAGGATGGCAAAGAGATAGACGCTCTTGAGGAAAAACCGATTACTCTTCACAGGGTTTTCAAACATGCTCTATTAGGGAAGCACGGAGACTGCTCGGAGGAATCCTACCAGTTTCGGTATGACCTATTTATGAAAATTAGAGATGCCGATGAGTGCGAATTTACAAAAGACGAAAAAGAACGTCTAATTACACTTACATCTCAGAGCTTTGATATCGTTGTGTATGGTCAGGTCACTAAAATACTTGTGTAAGGTCTAATCATTAAAATACTAAACATTTAATTCTATATAAAATGGCAATAAGAAAAACCAGACTCAAAAGTCCTGTAAAGGGTAGAACCTTGAAGGCAAAAAAAACTGGCATGAGGAGCTTCAAGGTTGGGAATCCTGCACAGGGATTGACAACAAGAAGACGACCAAAAGCACCTCGGAGGGGTGGTGGCACATCTTTTCAGCCTCTTCGTAGAACTAGAAAACGTAAATAACTAAAATAATACAATGACAGGAGCAGAATTTGCCGCTTACATAAGACTGAGGACAAAAACAGACTCAACGTCCTTTACAGACGCTAATGTTGTGATTTATGCCAACGTAGAGGAATCTGGTGTCGCTATGGAGATAGAAAATGTCAAAAAGGACTTCTTTATAGCCCCTGCGACAACTGATCTCGTAGCGGCTCAGAGAGAGTACAGCTTTCCAGTTGATATGCTTTCTAGTCTGAAAATAGTAGAGGCTAAGTTGGATGACTCAACATGGAAGCGACTGAAGGAGTTTGACTTAAACTCATACCGAGAATCACAAGATGAAGATACGAAACCATATAACACAATATCAAACGTAAAGGATAGTTTCTCTGATGCAACTACTGATGAAGCAACAATCTTGGAAAACTTCAGTGATGACAACCCTGTTTATGAAATAACAAGGCAATCAATCAAACTTTACACAGGAAGTGCGATTATTGATGTAACTGCTGGATTGAAGATCCACTATACAGTCTATCCTGCTGATATTACATCAAGCACACTTTCATCTTCGGATGATTTGTCGCTTGATCCGACTACTACTTCATTTGGAGTTCCACAGCAATTCCATAAATACTGGGCGATGAAAATTATCATTTCTTATAAAGAAGATAATGGCATCCCACTCGATCAATTCGACTTGGCGATAGAGTCTGAGCTTTTACGAGCAAAGAAATCTATCTCACAGCCAAACGAAGATCAAACATTTCAACCACGAGTCCCGAGAAATACGGGCTTTCAATATTAACCTTTAAAAAATGAAAAAATCTAAATTACCATTGGTAGATAACGTGAGTTATGTACACCGAGACAAAAATGGAAATATTAAGAGATTATTTGGGCACAACTTCCTTGGAAAATTCTTTTTTAGAAACCTTGGGATCGACCTAAAAATACCTTTTATTTCTGGAAACTTTGCAAATGAACTTGTAATCTCAAACCTAATAACCACTGTTGGAAAGGCTGGTGTAGCTGATATTATTGGTGCACAGGTTTCAACAGCAGCTTATGATTATATTGCTGTAGGGACAGGAACTACCGCCGCAGATGTAGCAGATACTACATTAGAAACAGAACTTGCTGCAGATGGTCTAACAAGAGCACAGGGAACAGCATCAAGTATCACAACTGATACCACTGACGATACTGCACAGATAACCAAAACATTTACTGTTACTGGTACACAAGCTGTAACTGAGAGTGGAGTGCTTAACGCAGCTTCAGCAGGTACATTGCTTGCACATCAAGTTTTTAGTGCAGTAAATGTAGAAAATGGCGACAGTCTTGCTGTAACTTGGAAATTCGACATCGATTAAACCATCAAAAGCATGCAGAATAAAATCCTTATCGGAATTCCGAATGCGAGCGGATTTTTTCCGCAAGAGACTGTCGTAGCGTTATTAAAACTACGAAAGCCTTGTCCATCAATGGTGCAGGTTGTCGAGAGACAACGTACAGACAAGGCTCGTAATTTCATAGTAAAACAGGCTCTAGAATCTGGTGCTACGCATTTATTGTTTGTAGATGATGATAACCCACCACCAGAAGATACGATTGAAAAGTTTTTGCAAGATGATAAGGATATAGTTTGTTCACCAATCCCAACACGAAATCCGAACAAAGATGGTATTCACGATCTTTGTGTTTTTAAGTCTAGGATACTGGATGAGGGCGCAGGAAAAGGGATGAAGGTGTATGAAAATATGAACAAGATAGATACCGCGGGCGGTCATCTGGTAAAAGTAGAAGGGTGTGGCATGGGATGTACATTGATAAAGAGAGAAGTTCTGGAAAAATTATGGAAAAAATATGAAGGCGAACCATTTGCCTTTGGAGATACAACGTTCACGGCAGACCCCAAAAAATTGAATGTCCAGCGCAGAACAATGAGTGAAGACATGGAATTCATTGAGCGTGCGACAGAAGAGGGTTTTGAGGTTTGGTGTGATACACGAATACATACTCCACACTTGGGCAGTATGCGTTCCTATAAATTTAACGACTCGTATTTAGAATGACATACGAAGTTACAACAGCAGCGGCTAGGATAGAGTTTGACACGCAAAATAATAGTTTTAACTCTTGTTTTGGGATAGACGATAATCACTTCATAAATTTTTGGAGTGGTGATGGAAATGACGGGTTTACACAGGTGTTTACGGTTAATACATCTACATGGGCTGTAACTACCGCAGCAGTTAGGTTAGAATTTGTAACAACAGACATTCATGAGGGTAATTGTTATCAGATAGATAGCAATCACTTCATAAATTTTTGGAGTGATGATGGACGTGACGGGTTTGTTCAAACATTTACGGTTAATTCATCTACATGGGCTGTAACTACCGCAGCAGTTAGGTGAGAATTTGTAACAACAGACATTCATGCGGGTAATTGTTATCAGAAAGATAGCAATCACTTCACAAATTTTTGGCCC